CTCGCGCTCGCAGTCCTCGCGCGTCGAGCGCGAAGGCCTCTCATGGTGAAAGTCATCTGATGAATCTACTCGCACGAATCAAAGCGGCATTCACTCCGGAGAAGTACTTCAATTCTTCGATGACGATCCTTCGCGGCGAGCCTGCTAAGAGATCGCCGTTTGAATATCGCGCCGCTGTGAATGCGTACCGATCTTGGATTTACGCAGCGGCGAATCTGAATGCCGTCGCTGTCGCGAGTCAGCCTCTTCGCTTGTACGTTCGAAATAAGAGTCAGTCGACGAAACTCTGGAACACTCGCAAGGCATCGCGTCGAACGAAGGCATATCTTTTCGGAGATCTCGAACAGCGACCGAGCCGATACGCGCTCACGAAGGCCGCAGAGTACGGCGACGACTTCGAGGTCGTCGACGACGCGCATCCGATCCTTCAGTTGCTCTCGAAGGTCAATCCGTATCAGAACGGATTCGACGCGACAGTTCTTCGCGTTCTGTACGGCGAGTTGACGGGCAACTCCTACATTCATCCAGTCATCGATCAGCGTCTCGGCGTTCCGGTGCAACTCTGGACGATGCCTTCGCAATTCGTCGAAGTCGTCCCCGGTCAGCAAGGCGAAGACTTCATCAGGGAATATCGCTACGGAGCGACCGAAGAGCAGAAGCGCGAGAACACATATGCGCCGGATGAAGTCATCCATTTCAAGCGACCGAATCCGGCGGATATGTACTACGGGATCGGCAAGGTCGAGGCCGCTTGGGGCGCGATCATGGCGAACGAGGCAATTCACGAGATGGATGTCGCGTTCTTCGCGAACAAGGCGCGTCCCGATTATCTCCTCGTCGTGAAGTCGCCTGCTCACGACGACGAACTCGAACGGCTCGAAGTCTCGATCGACGAGAAACTTCGCGGATCAAAGCGGACTGGACGCTTCCTCACGACGACGGCAGACATCGACCTGAAGCCTCTCTCTTTCCCTACTAAGGATCTCGCAGGCCGCGATCAGATCGTCGAAGAGATCGCAGCAGTCTTCGGCGTTCCAGTCTCGATGCTCAAGGCGAATGATCCGAATCTCGCGAGCGCGACCGTAGGCTTCGCATCATGGAAGCAGACGACGATCTTGCCGCTGCTCCGCATGGATGAAGAGACGCTGAATCAGAATCTCCTTCCTCTCTTCAATATCGAAGAGGATGCGTTCCTCGCGTATGACAACCCCGTCTCCGAGGACGAGCGATTCGCCTTTGAGAAACTCCGCTCAATGGTCGCAGGCGGAATTATGACGGCGAACGAGGCGCGAATGCGCGAGGGACTTGAGCCAGTCGAAGATCCGATGGCCGATGCGCTTCTCGTCAACGGACAGCCTCTCGGAGGCCCTGCGCCTGCTGCGCCTCTCGGAATGGCTTCGAGTGCGCCGGACGGCCTCACCGGGCCTCTGGATGCCTCAAACGAGATCGAGGAGCCTCCGATGCTTCCGACACAGCCAGAGCAGAAAGACGCTTTGTCTGATTGCGTCTCGGAGAAGATTCCGAAACTGATCGCGGAAGGCTATCCGCAGGATCAGGCAGTCGCGATCGCGTACTCGATGTGCGCCGAAGGGAAGACTCTCGACGAGATCGAGACGAAGGCGATCGGCGACATTGACACTCGGCCTCCGCAGTCGGTGGCCGACAATGCTCGCCGCGCTCTCGAAGTTCGCGCTCGCAAGCCAGAGAGCGAGCGCGGAATGACGGCAGTCGGAATCGCTCGCGCTCGCGACTTGATGAATCGAGTGCGACTCTCAGAAGACACGATCCGCCGCATGGCTTCGTACTTCGAGCGTCACGAAGTCGACAAGCAAGGCTCCACTTGGGATGAGCAGGGTCGCGGATGGCAGGCGTGGTACGGCTGGGGCGGCGACGACGGCTTCGCGTGGGCCAAGCGAAAGATCGAGGAGTTCGATCGAGAGCGCGAGCGCAACGCAGAGCGGAAGAAAAAATGCGCCTGCGGATGCGGATCGTGCGATGCGAAGAAGTCGCTCTCTGATCTCTGGACGAAGATGATCGAGGCCGACGAGATCGAACCGCCGCACGTTCTCACGAAGGATCTCGGCAAGGACGCGCTCAAGGAGTTCGACAAGATCACGAAGCGCGAGGATGAACTCGGTAAGAGCGTCGGTCGCATCTTCGATCGACAAGTCAAGGCTGTCCTCGAACGCATTGCGAAGCAGGACGCGCCGACGCAGGAACTCGCCGCAGAAGTTCAGTCTCTTCTCGAATCGAAGAAGTGGCGCAAGGACATCGTCGACGCGCTTCGACCGTATCTTGAAGACTCGCTCGCCGCAGGGATCATCCTCGGAAAGACGACGCTTGAGAAGATGAAGGCTCTTCCGGTGAACTTCGACAAGCACGGCGAGGATCTGAAGGCATACGCTCGAACCGAATCGATCCGTCTCGCGAATCGCGCGGCAGACTCGACGAATCGATGGACGGCAGTCAAATTCTCGAAGGTCATCGGAGACGGAGTCGCGAACGGCGAGACGATTCCAGAGATCGCGGAGCGCGTCAAGACGTGGGCCGTGAAGGACGGAGACGCTGAACGCGCGACGACTCGCCGCGCTCTGACGATCGCTCGCACCGAAGCGCAACGCGCGAGCCGACGCGCCGAGGTCGAAGCATGGAAGGCATCTGGTGTCGTGACCGGAAAGACTTGGCTCCTCGCGCCTGATCCTTGCGAGTTCTGTGAGGCCGCGAGCGATGCGTTCTCAAAGAATGCTGTCGGCCTTGAAGAGTCGTTCTACGGTGAAGGCTCCGAGATCATCGGCAAGGACGGCGGAGTCATGGTCGCCGATTATGAGGCGATCGACGGGCCTCCTCTGCATCCGAACTGCCGATGCGCTCTTCAGCCTCGGCTCGATGACGAGTTCGAAGCAGAAATGCAACAAGCAGAGCGCGAACTCGCCGAAGCGGAAGCAGAGAATCTGCGTCAGATCATTGCGGAGAATGCAGAAGAAATCGCAGCGATTGACGCGCAAGTCGAAAGGATCATGCGATGAACGATCTCAAGCGGAAGGCACTCGGCGCGGAACTCACTTCGACGGCGAAGGGATTTACCGCGATCATCACGGCAGAGACGCTTGATCGCGATGGCGAAGTCTTGATCCCTGCCGGAATGAACTCGAAAGAGTTCGAGCAGAATCCGACGCTCTTCTGGAACCATGACTACGCCGAGCCAGTCGGAACGACGGTCGGCCTCAAGCGTCGAGAGCGCGACATCGTCGGCGACTTCGTCTTCGCGAAGCGGCCTGACGGATACTCCGGAGACTTCTTCCCCGAGGTCGCCGCTGCTCTCGTCGGTCAAGGCATCGTTCGCGCAGTCTCGGTCGGATACGTGCCGGAGGCCGGAGGAGTGCGCCGCGCGACTGACATCGACAAGAAGAAATACGGCGAGGATGTGAAGACGATCTACTCGCGGTGGAAGTTGCTCGAAGTCTCGCTCGCGCCATTGCAAGCGAATCCAGAAGCACTCATCACGGCAGTCAAGAAGGGAATCTGCTCGCCTGCTTCCGCGCGTAAATGGTTTGGCATTGAGCCTCCGAAGCGGACGGTCGTTTCTATTTCGATTCCCGCGCACTCATCTACAAAGGCGGCGCGGTCGATCATGCTCTCTGAAACCGTAGAGCGCGAAATTGCTCGCGCTCGCGGTCGACTCTGGCTCTGACGTTCGGCAACGCTCACGGCACTTCGCTTGAAACGCGGCCTCGCTCGGAAGAGAAGAGTTGTCTCTTTGAATTCGAAAGGTACAGACATGAAGACGATGAATCTCGATCAGTTCAAGAACGCGCTTGAGAAGGCCGCTCGCATCAAGGGTGCTGACGGCGTGGCAATTCAGAAGAAACTCATCCTCGAAGGCTACATGGTCACGGATGCCGAAGGCATGGCCGTCGATCCAGACACGCTCGACGTGACGATCGCTGCCGCTGCTCCATCGACCGACATGATGAGCGAAGAGGACAAGGAGCAGATCTCGAAGTCGATCCGTCGCGAAGTCGCTTCGCGTCTCGACGCGATGCCGCGCGGCCTCTCGGCTGTCGCAAACATCGACGACAAGCCTTGGGAACGCGCTCGCGTGTACAGCGCAGGCCGCAAGGCGTTCTCCTCGAAGGAGATGGCTTGGAAGTTCGGCACGTGGTGTCTCGCAACTCTCGGCCACAAGAAGTCGGTCGAGAATTGCAAGAACTTCGGTATCGCGATCAAGGCTCATACCGAAGGCGTGAACTCGCAAGGTGGCTTCCTCGTCCCTGACGAGATGGCCGCTGAACTCGTCACGCTTCGCGAGCAGTACGGTGTCTTCCGTCGCAATGCGAAGATCTACCGAATGACCTCGGACACGCTCCGCATTCCTCGCAAGAATACGGGCCTCACGGCGTACTGGGTCGGCGAAGCAATGGCCGCGACCGAGTCGACGATGGGCTTCGACAACGTGCAACTCGTCGCGAAGAAGTTGACCGCGCTCACGACTGTCTCGAACGAACTCCTCGAAGACTCGATCATCGACCTCGCGAGCGATGTCGCGAACGAAATCGCGTACCAGTTCGCGTTCAAGGAAGACGACGCAGGCTTCAACGGCGACGGCACGTCGACATACGGCGGCGTGGTCGGCCTCGCAACTGCGCTCTCGAACGCGACCTATCAAGTCAGCGACTCCGGCGCGGCGACGAACTATTCAAACATCACGTCGGCTCAAGTTTCGACGGCGTTTGCATTGCTTCCTGCTTGGGCGTTCCAACGAAACAACGTGAAGATCTTCTGCAACAAGTCGACCTATCACGCGGTCTTCGAGCGTCTCGCGTTTGCCGCAGGTGGCACGACCGCGAGCGAAATCGTGAATGGCATCGCGACTCCAAAGTTCTTCGGAACTCCAGTCGAATTCACCCAAGTCATTCCGTACACGCCAACGACTGGCGATTCGGTCGTTGCCTACATCGGCGACCTCTCGCAAGCCTGCTATCTCGGCGATCGCCGCGCGACCTCGATCGCGTTCAGCGATTCGGCTCTCAACGCCTTCGAGCAAGACGAGCGCGTCGTTCGTGGAACCGAGCGCGTAGACATCGTGTGCGCGAACGTCGGATCGTCGTCCGCAACTGGTGGCATCATCAAGTTCACCTTCTGATCCATAGGAGAAAGCACACATGAAATCGAATTACAAGATCATTACCGTCGCAGGCGCGGCGACTGCCGCAGGCCTCTTGACCGCAGAATTCGACACGCTCGGATTCTCATACGCATCGATTGCCTTCGTCGACGGAACCTCTCCGACTACTCACGGCCTTTCGACCGTTCTCACGAATCAGTACATTCAACACAGCGACACGGCAGGCTCCGGCCACGCTGCGATTTCTGGCTTCGTTCCTGGAACGGACTGGACTCCATCGAGCGCGGCAGTTGCGACCAACGTCGCGAAGGTCGTCTACAACGTCGACCTCCGAGGCCGCAAGCGATACCTGAAGGTTCAGGCATCGGCAGGCGGCGCGATGACGACGGGCGCACTCGTTTGCACTCTCACGAATCCTGCAGATGGTCGCGTGACCGCTGCGGAAATCGGCGCAGGCGCAGTCGTCAACGGCTGATCGGTAAATGCCTGAATGAAAAGAGAGGCGAGGGAAACCTCGCCTCTCTTCTTCGGGGGGAAGCATGAAGGAATCTCAAGACTTCAAGATGATCGTTCTCGATCAGTCGTTCGGTCAGAGTTTCACGGCATCCGTCGACACTCAAGGATACCGATACGCGCGAATCATCTTTTGCTCGGATTCATCGGGAAGGCTCGTAAGCGGAACGAAGATCGAGCAGTCGGACAAAGGCGTCACTTGGGAGGCGATTCCGAAGATGGTCGCCGGAGTCGACTATGTTCTTCCGAGCAAGGCGACATCGACGACACAACCGAAGATAGTTTGGGATGTGTCGATGCTCGGAAAGAAGCGATTTCTCAAAGCCACAATCGAGCAAATCGCCGAAGGCAACTCGATCATCGTGGCTCAACTTCTTGAGCCGATCGACTCCGTAACGACTGCCGACGAAACGGGAGTCACGACCTACGCGCTCGGATGATCGACAAGCCTCTTTCTTTTTCCGGTGGGGAGGCGGCACGTCCGTCTCCCCTCTATCATTCCGAAGCCTCACGGCAAGGAGACACCATGGAAGAACTGAAGGACGGAGCCGACATCGGCTCGGGCTTGACGCAAATTCGCACAGAGGACGCGATTCCTTGGCTTCGCTCAATCGCATCGCAACTCAAAGACGAAGCAGAACTCCGGCTCGAAGTGCCTGATCTCGACGGAGTCTTGAAAGCCTACAACGAAGGCGAGCCAGAGACGGAAAAGATGTTGATCGGCGATGGCGCGAAGTCGCTTTGGAATCGCGAGAAACTCTCGCGCGTTCTGAATCTCGCAGGCTTCGAGATCTCACGCGGCAAGAATTGTTGGTCTTGGAACGAGACGAAGACGAAGATTTCCGTCGTCGCTCGCAAGTACTCTCGGCCTGCGCCGTCTTTCCCGATGAAAGACATTCATTGCATCATGTCGCTTCCTCGCGTTTGCTGGACGGACACGCAAGGCGTTCTGCATCATGCGGCGGCCTCGCTTGGCTTCAACGTCACGCGATCGACCGGAGTCTTCTGGGGCCAATGCCTTGAACGTCTTCTCGAAACTTGCCTCACGATGGAAGGCATCAAGTACGTTCTCACGGTCGACTACGATTCTATCTTTGACGCGGAAGACATCATTCGTCTCTGGCAAGTGATGGAGACGCGGCCTGACGTTGCCGCGCTTTGTCCGCTTCAGATCGGACGAGACAAGGATCTTCCTCTATTCTCGATCAAGAACGACGACGGAACTCTTCTCAAGGAGATGACAGAAGATCGTCTCTATACGGACGCGCTCGAAATGAACACGGGTCACTTCGGCCTGACGCTGATTCGCCTCGATGCGATCCGCGATCTCCCGAGGCCGTTCTTCCTCGGCGTTCCGAACAAGAACGGCAACTGGGGAGAAGGCCGCGTCGATGACGACATCTTCTTCTGGAATCGTCTCCGCGAAGCAGGCAAGAAAATTTGCCTCTGTCCGCGAGTTCGAATCGGACATCTTCAGAACGTCGTGACGTGGCCTGCCGAGGACTGCCGAGCGATCACGCAATATCTCTCGAAATACCATGAAGACGGGAGACCGACCGAATGCATGACCTTCTAATCGTTCTCCGAAACTGCGCGATACACGTCGACGGCGTAGGACGACGAGATCTTCGAGCGGGAACTATTGTGAACGTCTCGCACGAAGCAGCGAAGACGCTTGTCTCGAAGGGATACGCAAAACACGCGATCGAGCCTGCTCCGCTCTTTGTGGATTCGACTCGACTGAATCAAACGCCGAAGAAGAAGTCAAGGAGAGCCGATGGCCGTAGCGACGAACTCACTCACGACTCTGGTCAGTCTGAAGCAATATCTCGGCGTGACGACGACGACCGACGATGCGCTGATGGAGAGCCTGATCGACCGAGCGAGTGACTTCATTCAGCGATACTGCGCTCGGAACTTCGTCTCGCAGCGATACTACGAGTGGCACGACACATACGGCGCGGATCGAATTGCGCTGAAGCACAATCCAGTCGAGCACGTTCGATTTGTCGGAGTAGGCTACGACAATGCTATCTCCGTTCAATCGACAGTCGCGAGCGATATCTCCGTGGCGATCGGAGTCGATAGCGATCACGTCCATCTTCATCGAATCAATTCGTCTGGAGTCGAGACATCGATCGAAACCGTGTTCGCAACGTATCCGTCGACGAATCTCCTTGCGGCGGCGATCTCTGGCGTAACTGGATTCTCGGCAAGCGCGGTCTTGAATTTGCCGACCAAGTACCTTCGCAAGATCGCAGGCGCGGATCTCAAGCAGAAGACGATCTACCTTCAGGCTCCAACGGATTCGCTGACCGACTACATGATCGACGATGCAAGAGGAATCATTTACGGCCCTACGCTGACGCAGTATCGTTCGTTCTTCGTTGACTATGAAGGCGGATACGGAACGATTCCGTACGATCTCCAGCAGGCGACGATTGAGATGGCATCCCGTCTTCTGAACTCGCGCAAGCGAGATCCGAACCTTCAGAGTGAATCGCTCGGCGGATATTCGTACTCGCTTCGATCTGTGTCGGATCTCGACTCGTCGACGAAGTTGGTTCTCGATTCGTATCGGAGGCTCCGTTGAGCATCGAGACGCTTGTGAATCAGTTTGGAATGACGCTGTACATTCGTCTTCCGGCATACACGGTCGAATCGGACGGATCAATTTCTCGGCAGTATGGCCGCGTCTTTACGGCGACAGGATTCATTCAGCCTGCGTCGCAAAGCGAGCCAGTCATTCAAGGCCGATACGAAGGCAGAACGTCCGCGACGATTTACTTTGCCGGCGCACTCTCGATCGGAATCGACTACGAGATTCACGACTCGGAAAGTTTGACAACTCGGCAATGGCGCGTGACGGGAGTAGTCAACCCTGCGGAACTCGGGCAGACTGGCGCACGGCCTTCGCTGAATATGACGGTCGTTGACTGCGTAGAAGTTGAGCCGAACGCAGAACTCGGCGGCGCATAAGGAGAGGTCAACGAATGAGTGGCGCGAAGTTCAACCATGACGCGATTCTCGAAACGATGCGAGTCGGTATTCGCAAAGGTATGAACTTGTGTCTCGTCAGAGCGGCCCGATTGATGCGTGGTCAACTATCTCACGCAGGACGAGGGACGCTCTATCGAGTTGCACAAGGCAAGGCGAAAGGTCGGAATCTTCGAGCGCGTGGCTTCCATCGAGCATCATTCGCAGGACAATCTCCTGCGGCTCTGACAGGAACTCTCCGCGCTTCATGGAGCGTCGAGACAGTCGGAAATCGTCCAGACGGATTCGCGAATATCTTCGAGGACGGTCGAGATGTCATCCTTCGATTCGGAAGCAATTTGAAATATGCGCCGATGCTCGAATATGGAACTCGCCGAATGAAGCCTCGTCCATATGTGAGGAAGGTCCTACCTCGTCTCGCCGTATTCTCGAAAAAAGAAATTGTGAATGCACTTAAAAGAGAATTCGCGAGGACTCCATGAGCAAAGCAATTCTCGACGCGGTGAAGACTCGGCTCTATGCGACGACCTCGATCGCGACTGCGCTCTCGTCTCGGATCTACTACAACTCCGCGCCTGCAAACGCGAATCTTCCTCTTCTCGTCTATACGGCGACTGTGAGGACGACTCCATTCTTCGGCGCGATCACGCGGCACGAAGTCGAGATCGAGTTCGCGATTCAGTACGGCAACGAGAACGGAATCGATGCGTACACAATCTCGGACGGCCTCGCGACGGCATTCTCGACTCCGATCTCGGTCACAGGCTTCGACGCGCTTCGCGGAGTTCGCATCGAGCGCGGTGTGCCATCATTCGCTGATGATGGTTGGACGATGATTGAGCGGTGGCGATTCGTCGCGCACGACACATAAGGAAACCTCATGGCAATCGATACATATCTCATCGGCAACGACGGAAACGTCTCTTACACGATCGGAACGACGACGGCCGTCCAGACCTTTTTCAAGGTGCAGAGTTTCGCCGCGACGCTCTCGCGTCCCGTCTCGACTTTGACGGCCTTCGGAGATACTGGACAGCGGAAGCGTCTCGGTATGCTCGACTTGACTGGCTCGCTGAATGCCATCGTCGGTATCGATTCGACGGCAGGCACTTCGACGAGCCACACGAATCTCATTCTTGTCTCGTCGCAGGACACGACGACTACGCGGCCTGCCTTGAGCCTGACGCTCTATGACAGCACGAACGATGCAAAGATCACATCGAACTGCGTCTTCTCATCGTTCGCGTTCAATTCAAACAAGACTGGCGACACGACGATGACGGTCAACTTCGAGAACGCGGATGGCGCGGCTCCCGTCGTCACTTGGCTGATCTCATGAGCATCTCTGCTACTGAAGTCATTCCTCTATTTCGGCCTTCCGATGCAGACTGGATCGTGACTCTCGTCACGAAGCAAGGCCGAACGATTTCGCGTCGAATCAGCGGAGGACGGCTCGAAGAAGAGGCGGCAGTCCGAGTCGCGATGAATGCGAGCGAAGTCAGTCTCGCTGATCTCGATTCGTATACAGTTCGCCGCGCATCCGATCGATCTCTCGTCGTCAACGGCGACGAGTTTCTCGCACATCTCAAATCGAAGAAGAGGAACTAATGGTTCACCCTTGGAACGAGACGCTTCCTGATGGTCGTGTCGTCGCGATTCGGCCTTTGACCGTTCGTCAGCGTATCGCGCTCACGAACGAACTCGCAGACATTCGAGCACAAGAAGCGCGGAAGGCAGCGGAGATCGCAGGCCTTCCCGTTTCGCTTCAGGCCGTCGAGAAGGCTCGCAGAGACGCGCTCGTCGCTTCGGCCCTAGTTCTCGACTGCTACACGCTCGCAGGCTCTCTGCGCGTTCTGTGCGCCGCGAGCGAGTTCGGCGAGTTGATCGCGGATTCTGTCGACGCGAAGCGAGCGACGGAGATCGCGCTTCGTGCGCTCGGATTCGGTGGAGACGATCGAGAAGAGAAGCAAGCGGGAAACTGACTGGGCCTCCGCGCGAGCCGATGCCGCGTGACTATCTCGCGGAGGCGCATCTCATCGCTCGAACTGCCGCAGGCCTCGGGAATCCGCTCGATCTCACGTGCGCCGAATTCGATCGACATCTCATGCTTTGCTTGAAAGGCTATGAGTCGAGTCAGACTGCGTCGACTGATTCGCGCGACTGGGCGCGACGATATGTAGAGCGGAGCACTACATGAAGGGCGGCGACATTTACATTGACGTTCGCGCGAACTACTCCGCAATGGAGCGCGATCTCGTCGTGGCAGAGTCAAAGGCCGCAGCGTCAGCCGAAGGCGCAGCGAAGCAGTATGAGTCGAAGTTCGGCGGATGGCTCCAGAAGAGTTCAGGGAGCGTCTCGAAGAAGATCGAGGGCTTCCTCAATCCGATTCAACTCCTCGATCGAGTCGCGGATTTCGCGGAGCGAGCCGGAGAAGAAGGCATTGGAGCCGCGCTCGATGGCCTCGTGAAGTCGATGCCGATCATCGGCGCGGCCTACCGAATCGGAACGGCGATCGGTACGTCGCTGATGAATGCTTTCGGCGCGGAGACGAACGAGCAGTTTGCCGAGCGCGTCGAGCAGGAACTCGCAGACGCGCAGGCTCGCGCGGATCGTCAGCGCAAGATCGCGCAGGGACAAGAAGCCGAGGCTCGCCAGACGTTCGGACTTGAGCAGGAAGCAGGCGCGGCAGAGTTCGAGGCACAGATGCGCCAACTTGAGCGCACGGGCCAAGCGGAACGCGCGATCTTCCTTCGAGGCTTGAACGAAGAAGAGCGTCTTCAAACTGAAATGGAATTGCGAGTCGCCGATGCCGCGAACGAAGCGCAGGCCGACGCGATTCGTCGACTGTATGAAGCGAAGATCCAATCGAACGCAGACGAGACTCGCGACAAACTCGACAAGCAGAAGGCCGCAGACAAGGCCGCTGCCGAGGCTCGAATCGCGGAAGAGACTCGCGCGGCAGAGCAAATCGCGAAAGCCGCGACCGATGCCTCGAAAGCGGCGCAGCGTGAGCAGGAGAAGGCCGATCAGGAGGCTAATCGCGCTCGCGAGAAGACTGACGCCGAGCGCGTAAAAATGATGGAAGAGGCGGCGCGTATCGAAGAAGAGCGCATCACATCGCAGGCCGCAGGAATCACGAATGCGAATACTGCGCTCGGTTCTTTCCGATTCGATGCGTATCCAGACTCCGACAAGAAGCGCAACGATGAGCGCATGGTCAAGGCACTTGAGCAACTCGCGACGAGTGGCTCTGGCGGAGGATTCGTCTGATGGCTTTCGAATACGTCGAACTTCAGGAGACGCGAAACTACTCGGAGTCCGCAGGAAAGGTCACGGCATCGAGGAAGTTTCGTTGTTGGGACGATGCGTCGCCGATTCAAACTCCGGCGGAAGTGCGGGACAATTTTGGTAACGGACTTCCTTCTGTCGGTTCAAAGTTTCCAGACGAAAGAGTCGTCTACTGCACTTCCTATTCGATCTCTCACGTTCCCGATATGCGGAATGTTTGGGAAGTGACTTTCAACTATGAGAATACAGAATTCACGGGCCAACTTCCGCAGGAGGAAGGTTACGTTCAGATCACCGTCGATTATGCGGCAGAGTTCCGCGATGTCTGGCGTTTGAATCCAAATATCCCGCAATACGGAACGCAGACCGGACTTGAATGTGGCGGAACTCCAATCGACAAAGCAGGGGAACCGATTTCGGTTCTTGCGAGAATGTCGGATCTGACGATCGTCGAGACTGTCTCCGCTGCGAGTTTTCCTGATCGAAGTCTTCTGATTCGTCAGGCGCGAGGCCGTCGCAATCTCACGCAATTTCAAGGCGCACCGATCGGACAGGTTCTCTATACGGGCGCGACTGCGAATCGAATCGGAATCGAGAAATATCAGATCACGCATCGCTTCCGACAGGACGACGCATTTCACATGATTCAGAGTCCGCTTCGAGATCAACTTGGGAAAGTCCGCACTCGAGAAGACGGACCATTTCAAATTCATCGCGCGAAATGGGTTGATCTTGTCCAACCGTTTTCAGGATTCGCAGACTTCAATCTCTTGAGCGAGAACTTCTAACATGGCAAACGAGATCACACTCAACCTCAAGATCCAAGTCGCAAAAGGCGACCTGATTCACGTCGAGAATCCATCGACGCTTTCTGTCGATCTCACGGGAACGACAGCGATCGGCGGCGCGGCAACTATCACGACGACTGCCGCAGCGCTCACGATGGGTAGCGTCTCGTCCGCCGGATACGCGTACTTTCGAAATACGGGGCCGACGAACTTCGTCGAGATCGGTACAGGCACTTCGCCTTTCGTTCCATTCATCAAGTTGAAGGAAGGCGAGGCCGCAATCTGTAGGCTCGGCACGAACACTCCAACCGCGCGAGCGAATACCGCGAGCATCGCGCTTCAATACTACATTCTTGCTGACTGATGACGCTTCCTCGCTTCACATCTGGACGAGTTGGAAACCTTGAGTTCCAACATTTGAACGAGACGTTTGATCGTCTCGATGCTCTCGATGGTCGCGCGGAGCGTCCAGTTCGTCGGAGTGTCGCATCGTCTGGAATGATCCTCGCCTATGTGAAGTCCTACTCGGGGACAGGCATCTCCGCGCTCGCGAGTTTCGATGAGTACGCGCTCGATGCGCTCGGCTCTTCCGTTTATGTGAAGGTCGACGGCGGAGTGACTTCGAAAGAAGGCACAGACGAATACGCGACTCCGATCGTCTATCCGGTTCCTCCGATCGGCTCGATCGTTCCGATCTTTCCTCACGTCGCGAAAGATGGCAAGTTGTATTTCAAGGCGATCGACTCTGAAGGAACTTCGGGCCGCATCGGAAAGGTCATGGGCGGAGCGCAGATCGTCGCAAACAAGTCGTGGCTCTACACTCTGAAGAACGTCGCTTGGGACTACGCGCTGAATCAGTTCACCGAATTGAACGGCGACTTCGAAGCGATCAACGGATGCGAGAATCGCACGGATGATCTCGCGGCGCGAAGGATCGGAGTCGGAACGATTTATCCTCAAGGCGCGAACGCAGTTCGAAAGCAAATCGCGCAAGATGTCGTCGTGACGTGCGTCAAGACGGCAGGCCCGTACGTCTTCTCCGTTCCCAACGGATACGAGTTCACTTGCACATGACAAGCCTTCCATCCGACATCAACGCGCTTTCTCGAAACGCTCCGCGTCGTCGGATCGTTGCATCAACCGCGAAGACGGCTTCTTCGATTGTGTACGAAGTTCCCGCGTCGAAGTCGCTGCGAATCGAATCTCTTTCGGTTTGCAACACGGCGGCAACGACGATCACCTTTCGTCTCTTCATCCTCGGAGCAAACGAATCGACGGCAGTCTCGAACGCGGTCTACTACGACAATCCGCTTCGAGGGAATGCGACGCTGCTAGATGACTCGATTCGATACTTGAACGCAGGCGATCGGATCGCGCTTCGAGCGGATACCGCTAGTTCAGTTTCGCTTCAGATTCACGGAGTCGAGATTTGAGTGTCGATGCGGTTTCGATTTGTTGCTGCGATGTTCAGCAATGGGGAACGTGTTGTTACTGCGCTCCCAATCTGAATGGATTGTCGATCTCCGTCAACTGGACTGGAAGCCTCCAGTTGAGCGGGAATCCTTCTTGCGATTGCCTGAAATCTCTTTATCCAAACTGGCAGTTTCAAGCCTGTCAAACGGTAAATCCGATTGTTGCTCCAGTTTGGTCGCAATCGCTTTCTGTATCAGGTGCTTCGCAAATCATCGCGTTTCAATCGACTCCCGTAAACAACTGCCAGTTCTCGATCGGATCTACAAAGTACGCACTTGCCGCGAAGAACATACAAATCAACTGCGACGGCTCGTGCTCTGAACTTGGTGGAGCAGCGGGAGGGCTTGAGATTCGAATGCAGGCATTCGCGCCTCGCGGAGTGTGCGGAACTCTGCCGATTCGAAATACATGGAGCGTCGCTCTGACGTTTGGTTTTGGATGGCAGAATGCTTTCGGAGGAACGACGACAAATTTCACGGCATTCAAGACTCTTTGGTTCCGATTGCCATCGAATGCGTACACAAACTGCGCTCCTCCTCCTTCGCTTGACTATTCTCCGACAGGTCAGTTTTTGCTTTCTCCTCCTCCAGTTCTTTCGCAGACTTGCGGATTATTTGGAAACGCCGCAGGCTCTTATCTCATCGATGCGGGAACGATTGTCTTCTCATGATTGAATGCAAGTTTCGAATCGAGAACATCTGCTCAAACGAGCGAGCGGGAGTCGCGTTCAATACTCGACCTTCTTTTGGTGTTTGCCGAATCTGCGATCAGTACGATGGTCCTCCGCGCGGCGCGGGAGATGTGATTTACGCGATCACGACTGCGACAGGAATCGCGAAGGCCGTCGATACGGTCACAGGCGGATGCGGCGGATGCGCTCGACGACGCGCCGCGCTGAATGCGGCAGTCCCGTTCACCGATGAAGAATCGAAAGGCTGAACTATGGCTCTCACCTACGACGGCACAGACGGACTCTTCACTCGACTTGGCGCACTTGTATACATGATGGATCAAGTTCGAGCGCATCAGAACAATCTGAAGACGCTCCTTGCCAACGTGCAGGCTGAGTACTCATCGGCTGATGCTTGGATGATCGACGTTCTCTCCGGCAATATCGAAGCACGAATCGCGGAAGCAGGAAACATTCTGAACGACGTTCGCGCGGCGGCGGAGCGCACGATTCTTGAGATGTGCTTCGATGAAGCAACAGCGGTAGGCGCGACCAACACTATGGTTCGGAAAGACATCCGCGACGCTCTCGTCTGGCTCATTCGCCAGATGGACGCGGACTCGGAGTCGATCGACGGAACGACGATCACAAAGTCGAGCCTCTCGGTCGGTGGATCGAACAGCGGCAACGGCAAGTTCTACTATCTGTTCGAGGCTCCGAATGTTCTACTCGGCTCGACTGCTGACTGGCCGAACATTCGCACGGAAGTTCTTGAAGCGCGATGCGTTCAAGATGGCACGACAGGCGCGATCTCGCGAGGCTCGGAGATCTTCGAGATTCGCGGTCAGCCTGCTTACACGGGCCTCGACTATCGATTCCCTGCCGGAAGCGGGACGCTCATGCGTCTCGCGACTGCCTGTGCGAGCGTCGACAACGGATCTCAAGGACAAAACATCCTCCACAATTCCGACCTCGAAGAGCAGACAAGCAACTTGCCGGATCGCTTCACCGTTTCGAGCGGAACGGCAGGCACGGAGTTTCTCACGGAGACAACTGCGTCGAATGTCTTCCGAGGAACTCGATCGCTGAAACTCGCTGTCACGGGGAATACGTTCAAGATCCGCCAGAGGCTCGCAGACTTCGACGGAACTCTCGGCAGGCTCACGCCGGATCGACCTTATCTCCTCGCGGTCGCGATCAAAAAAGACGCAGGCGCGACGGGAACGCTGCGACTCTCGGTTCAGGATTCCGCCGGAACGATCATCGACTCGACGAACTTCTTCTTCTCGCAGTCGATCGCAGCAACGACGACTTCCTTCGGAATCTACGCGACGCAGTTGCGATCTCCTCGCGTCATTCCGAGCGAGGTTTATCTCGTCGTCGAGACGACGGTCGCGATCGCGACTGCGGCCTGCTATATCGATGAGATCATTCTCGCGGAGATGATGCCGATCGCGAACGGTGGGCCTGCGCTTGCGATTGTCGCAGGCTCGACGGACTGGGCGGCGGACGACAACGCTCGCTACACATTCACGAACAACGGCGAGGGAGCGTTTGCTACGGCGTTCGATCGCCTGTTCGATATGTACGGCAAGGGCTTGTCGCTGCCTGCGAACTATGTCGGCAGCGAGACGATCTCTGACTCTCTGATCGCTTGATGAGATCTCCGAGGATCGCGGCTCTCGCTTGCGCGACAAGGAAGCGGAGATCGTCTTCCTCGGCGAGATCGACGGCGAGCGTGTAGAGATCGAGCGTTTCCCAAGTCGGCGAGAGGATCGAACGGCATCGAAGCGCGGCTCGATCAGAGTTGCCTCGCGTGACGGCAAAGGAAAGCACCGTCTCGACGTGTACTTGGACGCGACGAGATTCGAGTTTGTGCAGGCTTCTCGGATTTTTTCTCGACATCTCCTCGATTCCTCCGATATATTGTCCGCAAGCGGACACGGTGTCCGCAGAAATCGGAGACACAATGACAGCAATGATCGTATCGGAGGCCGCGAAGTCGGCCAGTAGTCAACTCGCAATCGCAGGCACGAAGGCACTTGAGGCCTACATCGCCGCAGGCGATATCGGCAAACTTGGGCCGGATCAAAGGATCGCGCTCTATCGCGCCGTCTGCGATTCGATGGGGTTGAATCCCCTGACGCAACCGTTTCAGTATCTGACCCTGAGCGGGAAGACCGTGCTCTATGCAACCAAGAGTTGCACCGAGCAGTTGCGCTCGATTCACGGCGTTTCGGTTGTCCGCATGGAACGCGAGATCATCGGCGACATCCTGACCGTCACGGTCGCCGTGACCGAGCGAACAGGGCGCGAGGACATCTCGACTGGCTCGGTGAGCCTCGCCGGATTGAAAGGCGAGAACCTCTCGAATGCTCACATGAAGGCCGAGACGAAGGCGAAGAGACGCGCGACCTTGAGCATCTGCGGCCTTGCCGTCCTCGATGAAACCGAGGTCGACTCGATCGCCGGAGCGCAGGCCGTCTCGGTTCAGGAGTTCCACGCCGAGCCGAAGAAGCCATCGAAGCCGACGCGCGAGGAACGCCGGAAGGATCTCGACGAACTCACGAATCCGACTCCGATCGCGGATCGAGTTCCCGAGGTCGTCGCGGATGACTGCATTACTATCCTTGCTCGAAGCCCGATTGGCGTAGTCGAAGGCCGCAATGGCCGCCGCGTCTGGCGCATCGACCAAGAGGATCAGCCTCTCCCGATCGCCGTTCTCTCCGAGGCAATCGCCTCGGGACTGGAAGCGAATCAGGCCTTCAGCGTGAATACGCGCGTCCGCGTCAAGCCTCGCGCGAATGGTGGCTTCGAGGTCGTCGAGATCATCGGAGACGCTCCATGAGCGGCGAGATCGTCGGCTCGGCGAGCCTTCGATCTCAGATCGGGATCGCGGCGGAGGATCCTCGGATCTACCGTCCGATCTCGGTCGCGGAGGCTCTGGATGCCGCGCGAATCATCAAGGCGGATACCTCGATCGAGGAAGACATCCGCGACGTGATCGAGGTCGGTATCCCTCTCGACTTGATGCCTGCGCACCTGACTCCGAGGAAGGAACTTCTCGCCGAGGCTCTCCGCGTCTCGGTACGCACGATCCGCAGGCGAGAACTTGCTTGGGAACTCTGCGACCAGAGGATTCGATTCGATCTCGTGCATCGAGCATCGCGCCTTGTCTTCGCGAATCGAGGCTCTCGACTTTGATTCTACCTCTGGCCTGCCGTGCGACGTTCGCGGCAGGCTTTTTCACAATCTTCGGAAATTTCCAAGTTTCCCCCCTTTACAAATCGAAATCCCTCCCCCCTAATAACCCCCCACCCGAGC